GTGGGAAGTGTTCGCTTTAGGAACGCTTCGATTACTTGATTGTTGTTCCCGAAGAACTTAGTTTTGTGTGAATTAGCCATATTATTGCTATCTCAAGATTGCGTAGTTGATTGTATCAAGCATGATTTGCAACAGTTGCAAAAACTGCTCCTGTCTTTCCGAAGGCGAGGAAGGCTTGCTATTGAACACAGGCGCAATCTCACGGGCGGGATTGTTATAGTTACCAATCTGCTCCATCAAGCGTGCTTCTTGAAGCTTGAAGTCTTGTGGATTAAACTCTTCGATGAACTTGCGGCGTTTACCGTAAAGATAAAAGCAAATTGAAACCTTGCCATTGGCAAGGAATCTAACGTGAAGTGAGCGGGTAGGATTCATGGTAGCCATATTAGCGTGTAAGGTAAGAGATTAATGCGAAGGACAGGATGCCTGTTGCAATGACTGCAAAGTCTTTGAGTTCTTGTTTGATTTCCATAATGTAGTGTGGATAAGATCCATCCCTTTCAGATCCTACGACTTGCGCGGTTTTCTGAAAGGGATGGATAGATTGAAACTAGTCCTTAGCTGACACGTCCTTAGTCATCTTATCAATGCCTTGATAGGGAGACTTGCGAAGGCAGTCAGGACAATTGATGTCATTGACTGTTACCGTGCGATTTGTGCCGCAATTATAGCACACGTTAGTGCGTTTGTGCCGTGCGACATGGAGTCTCAGGTGTGGGAACTTCTTGCTGATACGAGGGGTGATTCCGTCCAGTGTTTCGGAAGGGTCGATTTGATTTGCGTTAGTAGTCATAGTAGTGTGTGCTTTCTGATTGTTGTGTTTAGTTTTTGCAGTCATTGCAAAAATCTTTAAGGTGCTTTAGAGCACCGGCGGGGGTAAGATGGACAATCTTACTTTCTCCCATGATGCCTGTATGGTAATTACGATTGAACGTGTGCAGTGTGCGCTTGCCTTCGTAAAGATAAGCGTGCCGGTCTGGGCTTATTGTTTTTACGAGCTTAATCCTTACTTTCCCGGATGGGGAAGTTTCGGATACTTTCTTTATCTCTGCTGTGTTATTCATAGTTTTATTTTGCAGTCGTTGCAAATGATTTAAAGGCTTTGTGCCTATCTATCACTTACAAATATAAGAATAACACAAAGTTGGAAGAATGTCAATAAAAATAAATTCACGATTCATCAACGCCATCGTCATCGAATTCGTCGAAGCTTTTCATTGTGCCGTCTTCATTAAAGTCATCCCTTGTAAAGACATCATTAGTCTTTAGGATTAGTTCCATTTGTTCGAGAGGCGTCATATAAATCTTTTGAACATCCCATATCGAACGCTTAGCAAGATTCTCTTCTGAGAATTCAATCGGGAGGGGTTGGTTTAAACGCTTATACTTTGCAACAACTTGAAGATACGCGTCACGATGATCCTTTTTATCCTTATTGATCTCCTTTATCATGGCTTGTTCTTCTTCTTTTATTTTTTTCTCCTTATCATGCTCATTGGATTGAGAATGTTTTTGCTTTTTAAGCAGTAGCGCATCTTCAATCATCGTATAGTATCTTGCGCGGGATTCTTTCTGTGCCTCTAGCTGTTGCTGTTTAACTTCTAGCTTAAGCTTCGCGATTCTGAGAGCTTCGGGAGATTGCAATGATTGCAAAGACCTTGACTTCAACTTTTGCTTTTCTTCACGCGCGGCTAGGCGCTTACGCTCATAAATAGAAATAGAAAGAGACGCAGGCGCGGGAGTGTGCGCGGGAGTGTCTGAGAGGGAAGATGGATTGGCTTTCTTCTCGATTGATTGCGAGGGCTTAGGGGATTCCCACAAGGCTGAGATGTCGATTGCAGTTTTCTGCTCTTTGTGCTCTTTGTGCTCTTTGTGCTCTTTGTGCTCTTTGTGTTTGTGTTTCATAACGATCTTAATTGTTCACGGATCTTTTCTTCTTCGCATTCTAACTTGTTGTAAGCTTTAAGCGCGGCGCGAATCACGCGTTTAATTTCCTTGAGTTGGCGTTGTAAATCTGCTCTCTGATTCTCTGTTAGCTTATCGTGAGCTTCATTTAATACTTGGATCTTTTCTTTCTTCTTTGCGGCAAGATTAATGATTCTTTTAGGGATTCGATTTTGCAATAGTTGCAAATTGAGTGGCTGAGGTTTACCCCATAAATCCACGATCGAAGGAATAGGTTTCTTTTTCATGATGTATAATGCATAATATATAAAGGATAGCGGGAGGGATCATGGATGTCAATAGGCTGTCAAGTTTTAATAAAATAAAAGAATATTGATAAAGTTAATAAATAATAAAGATACAATAAAGTTAATAAAACTATATTAATAAATATAAATAAATACTTAAAATGAAAAATGTATACATACCCCCTAAAAGGAGTAAAGAGCTACTTAAGGAGGTAAGGTAAGTATAGGTAGTATAGATATATATATATATATATATAGTAGTATATTGATAATATTAATAATAGTATAGTGTATAATAGTATAATAGAAGTGGAGAATACATTAAGGGAAGGTAGGTTAAAGGCTTGCGAGGCATAGGGGGTCTATACTAAAATTTAAAAATTCATATTTATTTATATTCATTGATAGTTAATAAAACTATACTTTGGATATTTTGCAATCGTTGCAAATTTAAGCGCATATACCTGCTATCCTTAAGCGCATATACCTATTAGTTGCGAAGGCGAATAGAGGCGAGATAGGACGGTATTAACGATAGTAAAGAAGTTCGTTGTAAAACAGCCTTTGGAGAGATTAGTGAAGGTATTTAATAGGTTAGTAGTGAAGGTATTTAATAGGCTAGTAGGATGGTTGGGGGATATTTTTAGACACAAAAAAGCCGCATAATCTATCTTTCGATAAACTATGCGGCTTGGCTTGTTTATTCCTCTTCCTCTTCCTCTTCTTCAACGGCTTCATTGACTTCCGGTGAATGATAGGTGTCCTTAAGGATGTTCTTTGCGATTTGAAGAACTTCACGTTCTTCAAGGTTGGCAGTCAGCGCTGACTTGAATGCTTCACGAAGTCTAGCGGCTAGGGTGACGGCAGGTGCATCCTTTTTTCCCCCTCTACGCTCGCCGCTGTCAGAGAGCTTAATCAACTCTCCTTTGGCGTTCACTTTGGCGTTTGCTCTCCGAATTGCAAGCTCGTCCTGCACCCGGAGCTTTAGGCCTGCTTTTTCGGCATTAATCATTGATTGCTCGATAACTTTAGCAGAAGCTGTCGGATAGGCAAACGTAAGAACGTTCGATCTATCCCGCGAATTGGCGAACATGGCTTTCTTTAATTCGTCATCGCCCAGACCCTCTTTATCCGTAAGATATTCCTCGAACGCCTGTTTTAAGGCGATTGAGCCTTCTTCACGCTTGTTGTATTCTTCGGCTAACATTTCTCCCAATGTTTTCCATGCCGATTGTTCGGCACGTTGCGCAATTAATGAAGTGGCTTTTGCCTTGTAGGTATTAGCTACGGCTGTTTTAAGTGCTGCACTGATTTTAACTGATTCAGTGCTTACGATTGCGACGGATGTTCTTGCTGATGTTTTAGACATATTGGTAGTATTGTTTTGTTTGTATTTTTGCAATGATGGCAAAATCAATTTTCCCTTCAGATTGATGCCTGAAGGTCGTTTTGCTTGGATCATGCAAATTTGCCATGAGCACGAAGGGCTAGCTTCGCGTAATCTCATGCAAACTTTAGCTATTAAAATGTCAAAGAACAGGCCGAATTAATCCGGCTTAAGACTTGCTATCATCTTTATACTTTCCCCTTTCAGAACGCAAGGGGAAAGTTTTAAAGAGGATTACAATAGCACTGATTCTACTTCGTGTAAGATGCCATAGGCCATGTTATCTAATGATGCTTGAAGGTCCACTTCACTATCCGTCATCCCACTATATACAGTGGGAAGTATCTGCTGGAATTCTTGGATGATCGCAAATTGAAGAGTTGCTGAGATTAAGTCGTTTTGTAGAACTTGTCGGAGTGACTTAAGATACTCAATCTCTGCTTTTCGGGTGCTGGATTTAAGTTGTTTTTTCATGTGATTACAGACTACTTTTCTTGGAGAGCCCTCTCACATGAGGCGACGAGTTCCTTATTCTCGGACTCGATAAGCACCGTCCCTCCTAGGATGTCTAACAGCTCGTTTAGCTGCTTTGGTGTTCCCTCGAACCATTCAACTGTATTAATCCGGTCTATCAATGCGTATATCATAGGTTTTTCTGTTTTAGTCTCACTGATTTTCGGGGCAATATCGGGTGTTCCCATAGCAAGCATCGTCATCGATGCGTCTTGCGGGCAATCGGTAAAATACTTTGCCGCGGTGCGAGGATTACGAATGATGTATTCGCCGTCCTGTTTACGGATGGTTAGTCCTGATTGTTTTGCTTGGAGTTTGAGATCGGAGAGAGTTGGATTTTTCATAATGTTTCACTAAGTTATGAGAGATTTTAGTGGATTGCAAGATTTATTTTCAGATTTAATTTAGAATGTTTGTAAAGAGTTGAATATGAGTGAGAAAGAGAGTGAGAAAGAGAGTGAAATTCTTGCAACGGTTGCAAAAAGAGAGGGATTAAATGGATGCCAGAGGAACAAAGGAAGGTATGAGCCGTGCTGATACGTGGCTGGTCTTATTCATTAGGTGGAAACCGTGCTGATACGTGGGAGCCGGAGCTCCAACCTCCCACAAACGCTGCACATAGCGGCACAATACACTCTACACTTAGCCTATCATCCTCCCTTTCAGACTCCTAACGCATCAAGCGGATGAGAGCGCATAGCAACATATAGTTTCATTGATAGCATAGTAATATAGGATGCCTCACGTGCGCGTGCGCGTGTATCTATATAGCAGTAGCATAGCGGTGTTAGTAGGTGGCTTGTCTCCTCCCCCACTTCTCCCCCGCGTGCCCCCAATTAATCTATCTCCAGCACGACTGGCGAAAAATCAAGTTTAGTGGATGGCGACTGGCGAAATGCGCCCACGTTTCCAAACCATTTAGACCACCCCCTCTTGACATGAGGCCCGCCTTTTGCAATGATTGCAAATCATGAAAACAAAAGCACTCTCCATTGGTGACATCGTCCACTTCCATCCTACTGTCAAAGCACGACAGGCTGCTATCATCACCGAGATTCATCCTCTCGCAGAGAACGCATCTCGCCCACATGTGAATCTAATAGTTCTCGCACCTGAGACGAACACCAAGGATCGCGGGGCTGCATGGGCAACTCCGCAGACCTGCATTAAGCCGCTCGATCTTGATCCGTCTGAATCCCTAGACGGCAAGCAGAAGAACTTCTGGGCCTTCAAGGATGAATTCGAAATCCAGACGCCACCGGACAAAACCAACCAGCAATTGAAAGGAAGTGAATCCAATGCACTCAACACCTCCAACGACAGTATTTACGGAGAGGACTGATCTCCGCCATCTACATTTTGCAATGATTGCAACTCGAAGTCCCGGCGACGAGGATACGATCAGGGTAGAATATCTACCATCCCTTTCAGAACAAGACCACGGAAAGCTTGCTGCCTAGTTAGAAGCCGCGTAGTGTCGGTGACTATCAAAGTGGCGCAACCCTTCAACGTATGAAAACAGCAGAAACCAAAAGTGATTGGATGTCCAATCCTCCGAATACGTTGGAGGGAAAGCTTCTCCTATTGAAGGAGCGTTCCTCAACTCTAAAGTCTCCCACGCATGAAGGCACTCTGCTTCGTCGCATTCTCCAAGAGGTAGAGCGTGAATTTGAAATCATCCATCAACAAGCTAGGAACAATAACCCCTTAGCCTTTTTCAAACCTTCCTATGAACAGGCCCTCCTTCTCAATGCTTGGGTATATGGCATCAGTTTTCTTCTTATCTTCACAGCCAATCGAATTGGAAAGACTGCTGCCTCGATTGTGGATAAGCTCTTGTGGATCTTCCCCAACGATCCGAAGTGGCCCATGTTCACCCCTTACATCGATCACATCGGCAGGAAAGTCAACCTCCTCCCCCGCCCGCACATAGATACAAGAAAGCGGATACAATATGCGCTCAGGATAATACCGGAGGAGTTCAAACCGAACCCACGCGAATCTATCTTTCATCCACAGAACGAATCATATTTGCAATGGTTGCAAACTAAGCTCCCCGCCAATTCCCTCAGTGGCGAATTTCCTGATGCTCCTTGGCCGCGTGGTGGAGTAATCTGGCAGGGCGCACAGGATCATGATGCACACAAGAAGATGATCTTCCCAGAATGGCACAAGTGGATTCCTTCAAAGTCCATTCTGCGATACTCACCAGACGATAAGGAACTAACCTTTGAAGTTCAATCAGGCACTCGCAAGATCACTTGGGAGGTTTACGGAAAGTCTTACGAGACTAAGGACACTAAATGGGCATCCGGTGCAGTTGATATGATTGGATTGACTGAGGGTGTTCCTCAACGAATCTTCAACGAAGTTAAACTGCGGTTCAAAGATCCCGGCGTGGGGTCGTGGGATTATACACCTTATGAAGCTACTAACTTGCCGGGTGCGGGGAAACTCGCAAGGGACGTTTATACAGGCAAGGAGAAATTGCCATTGTCGCCTTTTGTGTTTACCGAGTTCAGTATCCGTAATGCCCCACAGCACATTGTCTCGAAAGAAAAGAGAGAGGAAATTATATCATCCTTCGAGAACCTCCCCGAAGGTAAGGCTCGTATTGATGGTCAGTTTTTCGCAACGTCCAGCCTTGTCTTATCAAATCTAAATCGTGAAATCAATTGTTTAACTTGGAGTAAAGATGACCTATTCAAACGCTATCCAAACGCCCGACTCTACCGTGGACTCGATCCGGGGATCGACCATCCTACGGCTTGCGTGTGGGCCGCACTTCTACCATCGAACGTGTGGGTTGTTTACCGCATCCTGTCTGAAAGGGGGTTGTCAATCGCGCAGCGTTGCAAACGTATTATCGAATTGTCAGGGAACACCGTTTCACAAAAGCGTTACGGGTCAGGGGAGAACGATCACTACCTAGTTGAAACTCATGGTAATTCTAAATCAGAAATTGTCACGCAGACCTTTTGCGATTACCATACTTTCAAAGTGGATGAAACCACCGGGAGAAGTTACGCTCATCACTACACGATTAACGGCTTGGTCATCACTGAGTCTACTCATGTTTCCCCCGTGCAAAGAACGCAACTCGTCGATCAGGCATTACTTACCGCTCCATATTCGCCGCATCCCGAAACACATATCACCCCTTCCCCAAAATTGTTCTTCCTCATTAACGAATTCGGAGTTGCGGAGTTTATTGAGAAGATGGAGAACTATTACTGGCCGAAGAAACTATCAGGAGAAGATAGGGGTGCGCCGAAAGATACGCTTCCCGATCACGACGACGATGAATTAGATGGAGTCGGATACCTAGTTGGTTCTCCGGTTCGCTGGACAAACCACGGCCCATCTGCTAGGCTATCTCAAGATTCGGAGGCGGAGTTCGGTGTCGCAAAGATAGCCGCTGACATTCATTCCATACAGGGACAGACAAGCCATTTTGCAACTGTTGCAAAGGGTGTGGATGTCCCCTCTGTTGCTGTTTTCGGGGAGGACAGTGATGACGAGGATGACGACGAATTATTTGACGAAATGAGTTAAGCCCATACAACCATCCCTTTCAGAAACCATACTTATGTTACCAGTTGTTCCGAGCACGATGAGCACAATGTTAGCGCAGCAGCCTAACAACATTACAATGTATCCCTTCCCCCGCAACATCGCGGCGGATCTCGATACTGATCCAGCAACGGGTCAAGTTGATCCTAATATGAAAGTCTCGAAAGAGATTTTTCAATGGATGCTTCAGAACTATATCTGGCCTCAGATGTGGGAACGCCAGCCTTACGAGAAACAATGGGATGAGTTACTTGATATGGCGCGTGCAACTTGGGAATTTGATAAACTTGATCTTGATCCTAAAAGTCGTGCAGCGAAATCTGAAAAGCTTAAGCGTGCTCAAGGTCAAGCTAAAAAGCTTGACGAGAAAGTTCGAGTGTCAGATACAATTGTATTTGATGCGGTTGATCGCTTGACAAATATCAATCACTTCGTTTCGTTTAAGGAACAGCTTCCTGTTCAGTATCAGGTTCCGCCTGACGTTGTTCTGACAAATGAGAACAAGGTTTATTCCCCAACTCAAGATCTTGTTAAGTCAGCCAATGCTTTCCTGCGTTGGAATTCTGAGCAGGAAGATGTATTCCGTAATCATTTGATTGCGGCTCGTCATCATTATACTTATGGTTGCTCATTCGCATGTTCAGAGTTTGAACAGAAGATTGAACCGATCATGCGTCGGCAACCCAATGGAACCTTTCAAGAAGTTCCCGAGTTGATTCGTTGTGCGACAACCTTTGAGCCGATCTCCATTCGTAAACTCTGGCTGAACTATCGGCTGAATGTTTACAAGATGGACTATCAGCCATGCCCATTCTTCTTTGAGGAGATGCCACGTTTTGCAACGCTTGCAAATCCTTACGATGCGATTCAGAACTATACAGGGTTCGTTAACCTCGACAAGTTACAGAAGGGACAGTATCTCTTCTCGTCACAGGAGACAGACTCGCACGCAAAGGCGTTGAAGCAATTCAACCCTGACATCTCGTTGACTCAGATTTCAAAACCTGAATACAACGTAGAGCTTTTGTGGACGTTTTATCCAATGCTTCCGCTCCGCGTTGAAGCCGATGGAACTTATACGTTCGATGCCGACGGGTCAAAGGGTGTGCCGATGAAACGGTATATCATGCAGACCTTCGGCACGAACATCACAACTGGGACTCAGACAATTGTTCGTTTACAAACTAACTATTACCCTCATGGATGCCTACCACTTTACGGCAGTTCTCATATTCCTGATCTTGATTCTGGAGCTTATTCACCTGCTATCGGCACGATTCTAAAGAATCATTACATTCAGATCTCGACTGCACTTACTCAGTTCTTGGAGAACAAAGATTGGATTAACGATCCTCCAACTGAATTCATTATTGGTTCCCCCGCTCTCGGTAAAGAAGTAAACAAGAAAGGTGTTCAATATGAAGTCAACTCTCCTTCTGATGTTAAACGACGCGAGCCGCACGATGGAACACAAACTACAATGGAGTTTGTCAAAGTTCAAAGGGATCAAGCACAGGTCAGTTCCAAAGCGGTTGACGCTCTCATGGGAAAAGCGATGGGTGCTCGAACTTCGGCGACAGAGGCAAGCAACATCTTCCAAACTTCGATGTCTGGTGTTACTGTCGATATTAATATCTTCAACCACGACATTATGGGTGGCTACGCGCAACGTGTTTGGGAATATACCGGACTATGGGTTGATCCTGATATTCTTCGCGCAATTACTGGTCAATTTGGTTACGTTATCAAACCCGAAGATTTGGTTCTTCGATTGGGTCTGAAGTGGGATGCAGGTTCAACTTACGTTGAATCTATTGTGCGTCAAGGAAATCTTCGATACCTCTTGGAGTCTGCGAAGTTCAGTCCTGTAATTAATCAAGCTCCTCTATGGAGAATGTTACTTGAGGAATGGAAGTTCGCTGACATCGATAAGGTTATCAATGACTCTGGCTTTGATGAGGAAGTGAAGAGATCAACTGAACAAGCGATCATGACTTACATGGGTCGCCCGGTGATGATCAATCCTGATCAGTTGCATCAAATCTCTATCCAAGTTAAGACCAGCTTCCTTGAAGATCGTAACTCGTATTGGAATACGAATCCTGAGTATGCAATCAATCAGAGGCTTCTGGTTGAACAGATTCAGTTACATCAGACTTACTTACAGATTCAAATGGCGCAACAGCAAGCAGACATGATGGCACAGAATGAAGCCGCAGGTTTGCAATCGTTGCAAAGTGAAAAGAACGCCAGAGATCATAAGGACGCACAGGCAGCACAGCAAGCTGTCTCACCGAAAGGTAACGCTCCTACGACTGCTGGACAGGTAGCACAACAAGGTTAACTGAAAGGGAGATATGGATCTATCGCACTACGCCATATCAAAAGATGTTAGATCGTCATTAAGAGAAATCCCCGTAAATGACTTACGGACATTTTTCGAATCCATACGCCAAGTGGAGTATAAAAAACTTCCATCTGTTTCGAAAGACGACTTGACAGGTCATCAGGCGCGTGTTAATATGATAACAGTAATTGAGAGTATCTTGATTGCTGTTTCAAGCCCAAGAAAATAAAGCATGAAACTAAGAAAAGGATACCTCTGTGGGTTGTTCCTTGGCCCTGACGGTGTTGCCTCCGGCAATACTAACGGCCAACAGCAGCAACAATCAGCAGATCAACCAGCCGACCCGTTTGCCAATATTGATTTCGACATGCTCGATGAATCGACGCGTGCGAAATTAACATCTGCCAAGGAACAGTTTGCAACCATTGCAAAAGCCGTTTCGCAAAAGGATCAAGAACTTGCAACTGCACGTGGTGCTCAGAGTGAAGCGGATCGCCGCCTTGCTGAGTTTCAGCGTGGTCAGCAACAGCAAGTGCAGACTCAACCACTGACTCTTGAACAAGAGATCACTCAAGAATATATCGAGCAAGGTCTTGAACCTGAAGCCGCCAAGCGTGCCGCTAAGATTCAAGCCAAGGTTCTCGGTAAGTTTGAGAGTCGTTTCAAATCCGAGATCGGTCGCGATCTGCAACCAATGGCGCAGTCCGTTGGTATTCAACAAGCCGCCGCTGCATTTGCCGAAGCACAACAGTCCGACCGGATTGGCGCTATGGAGATTCCGGAAGTGGCTCAAAAGGTTTGGGAGACTGCACAAGGTATGGCCTCAAATGGTCAGATTGTTTCAAAGCAGATCCTCGCCAATCTGAAAGGGATTTACTACACAGAGCATTTGGAAGCAGGAGGAAAGCAAGCCGTGGCACAACCGCAACAGAATCAAGGACAGCAACATCAAGGAACTCGGTTCACGTTCCCCGGCGCTGGTTCCTTCGCGCAGCGTCAACCACAGCCAATGCAGCAGCGTGGATATGGATCCCTTGATCCAGAGACACAAGCGGCTTTGGATGCAACACTTCAATCTGCCAACTGGCCTAAGAAGAAAAACTAAGGAACACTACCATGGCTAAAATTCTTAAAGCTCCAGAAGGTCTTCGGTTCAGCGAGTCAGCAAAGGGCAAAGCACCATCAGCAGGTGTCTTTGAACTTCCCCCTGACTTCCCCGCAGAAAAATTTGCAAGCAGTTACGTCAAGAAAGGCAACGACGTTAAGGCAGCAGAACAAGACGAACAAGTCGTCGGCACACAATTCATCGCAGACGGATGGCAGGTGTGGAAACGCGCAGACGGAACTTACCATCAGGTGACAATCTCTTCGGGGACTTACATCTTGATGCACCGTCCTCGCCATGTTCAATTGGAGATTAACCGTGCATACGGTAATCTCTCAAGAGAACGAATGCAGTCTGAACAACGCGGTGAAACCATTGCAGGATCTACCAACAGCGATTCAGGCATGCTGAGTGCAGATCGCCTTCCTAAAGAACGCGATTTGGAACCAGACTTGGATGGCGAAGAAGAGACTGTGATGCACGGTTCATAGCGAATCAACAAGATAACTTTGCAACAATTGCAAAGCTATCCAACCTAACCTTAGTGAAAGAAAAATACCTATATGGCATTGCAGACTAATATCTTCATGCCTTCCATTTATCAGGAAGGTGCGAACAATCTGGCCAATCAGAAGGGGCCAATCACTGACGGATCGAATTCGTTTGCCGCAAGCACACTCGTTGTAGTTACTTCGGCTGCTCTCGTTCTCGTCGCAACTGCTGGAACCGCAATCTACGGCTTATGCCCTGATGCGTCCAAGCTCTCCACTGACACTCCTCCGGTCGCTCTCTTTGGAGAGAATCATTACCCGTTCGATCTTAAAGGTCGGACGTTGGCGATGAACGTGACTGACGGAACTGTCGCGCATATCGGAACTTCTTCGGACGGCTCTTGGACTTCATTGTCCTTGGCAGTCGGACAGCAGTTCGGTATCGTGACTCCAACCACTGGAACCTACACCGGCTATCAACTGATCGATCAGTCGAACACAACTCAGAAGTTGTTTACGATTGTCGGTCTGCATCCTTCCTCGGCTGCCTCGGACATCAACCCGTTGGTGCTGGTCAAGGTGCTCGACGCCGCTCTCCAATCATAATCAACTTGCAACCATTGCAAAAACTTAGTTAAGAAATAACAATATGGCCGTAGTAGTTGAACAATACGTCGAGCATTTCGACCGCAACTTTGACGAAATCAAAGAGGAAATGTATCAGCAAATTCCAAAAGAATTTCCGACCTTCCTCAAGACTGAGCAGACTCAGCGTGCTTTCGTTAAAAAATCATACATGGGTGGACTCGGACTTCCTCAGAAGAACCGGGATCTGCAAAACATTCCTTTCGATCAGGCTCCTCAAGGCCCGACCGCTTTCTACCAGCCGGTAAATTATCGGCTCGGTTATCAGATCGAGCGGCAGACCATTGAAGACGAATTGTGGGGACTGCTTGGCAGCCGCCCTCGTTCGATGCTGCAAGGTGCTGCAATCCTGATGGACATGGTTGGCACTGACATCCTGAACAATGGTTTCGTTCTTCAGAAGTATGACTTCGGTGGTCTGCCTCTGTTCGCCACGAACCATCTGCGCGAAGACAAAGCTGCGACATGGGGTAACTTGATCAACAGCAATCTGCCGATCACTGTTGAGACTGTGTTTAACGCGATCGTCAATCTGCTCTATAACTTGAAGGATAGCCGTGGCTTTCCTATTGCCTATCAAGGTGTGATCAATCTCTATGTCCCTTCAATCAATCCGACCCTCTGGCGTCAAGCGATTGAAGTCGAGAAGAGTGTGATGAACCCCGGCACTTCTGATAACCGGATCAACGCCTTGCTCCAGAAGTTCTCGATCGTCGTGCAGCCTTTGCGCTTCTTGACGAACACGGCTCACTGGTTCATTGGTTGGGAACCCTCGGCTCCTTCATACGGGTTGACCATGGTGGTGAGATCTAATCCCGAGATCAGTCCTCTGAGACCTTTCAACGATAACCCTGATGCTTGGTTCTCTCGTATGCGTATGCGCTTTGTCGCTGGTTACGAGAACAAACGTGGCGTTGGTGCTGTCGGTGCGTAAAGACTGGTGGTGATGTAGTGGGAGTAGCTGACCGCTTATAAACGTAATCAGCTACTCCTTCTTTTTGCAACTGTTGCAAATTCGGTGCTACTAATCCACCATCCCTTTCAGAAACCAAGAAAGAAATTATGGGCGAAATTCATTCACAAGGTAAGATTTATCCAACTCGCTTGGGTCAGGAAAATGTTCTGCACAGTGTTCCCGTCAACTTCAATGACACCGGCGTTGCTTCAGGCATCCTCTGCCTCACGGTAGATGCACTTGAAAAGCCAACTGTTGTTGAAGTTCAAGCAATCGTCACTACAGCTTTCAATGCTGGAACTACGAATGTCTTGCTCGTCGGCACTACTGCTGGAGGTAACGACATCCTTGCCGCTTCGGATATTACTGAAGCCACTCCGGGATTCTATCCATCCAATGGTGGAGCAAAACAAATCCTCGTAACCGTGGACACTCCGATCTATGTGACTTACACATATACCGGAACTGCTCCTACAACTGGTCAGGCTTATATCGTCATCAATGTCTTCGGACTTGAAACGATTCCAGCCACCGCAACTTAACTGATCGTCCCACTTTGCATTCATTGCAAGGTGGGACTTTCCCCTTTCTACTTACTCTTTATATGTCTGAACATAAAATTCTTAGTTCATCCAACAACTTAATTGATGTTGAAAATCTTTTCGGCCAATCACTTCCGGGGTCAACAATGCATGGCATACCTCTCGGTACAGCAGATGGAACTGCTACCGGAGAGCTTGTTGTAAAAGTTGCTGTTGTAGCAGGTGGTAGCACTCCAGTTAGTATTCAACGAACTCCAGCAATGGTGCTAGCTACGACTAGTGGAACAGTTGCAGCAGGGGCTAAAGTTGTTGAGTTCATCTTCTCAAGCAGCTTTACAGGAACCGTTCTCGGAGTGGCATTCGCGGGAGCTACTGATTCATCTGAGAAATTCTCCGCACCGGGGAACGACACCCTTGGAGCAATTGTTTATACTGTAACTGCGGGCAGCGTTCGTATCATGACTATTATCTAATATGAAAAACGGATTCCTTATTCTTATTATAGCAGCGTTTGCAATCGTTGCAAAAGCTAACGGATATGTACCTGCTGGTGGAGGTGGAGGTGGATTGACTTCTTCAACGTCGAGTGTCCTTGGACTTACTTCGACGCTATTGGGATCAACTCTTTCCCTTTCAGGAACTCCCGCGCTTTCTAGCGGCACTGGTAGCTTCTCTGCTCTATCACAGAATGGCAAT